TTCTATTTTGAATGTTGATCAGTACCGTCGAGTTTAGTAAGCTTGTCTTTACCTCGACGCATTTCATATCTAATCGTAAAGCCGATTCCGATCAGTGCAGCTTGCATTACAATGTATAGCCCAAAGTAAACCGCAACCTTTCCGATGTATTTCGGAATGAAGATGTTGAGCGAGGCATTGGCTGTGATTACAGCAATCACCAAAAGCAAAATCATTAGTGATCTTCCAGCCGGTTCGTGTTTCCATGAACCTTTAGTGATGCAATGCCAGTAGATCATTACAGAAATTGCGGTTAATGCTACCAGCCCGATCAGAAGAGCGTTAATTGGTAAAAGTGTCATGCAGTCCTCCCCTGAAAAGACTTAGTCAGGCCCTCGGAGAAGTGGTTTCGTCGATTAGCATCTCGAAGTCGAACAGCTTGCACCTTCGACTCTTGCAATTGCGTGAGAGCTGCTTTATGCTGATCATCTATATCAGATTCGGTTCGATCCAACTCTTCTAAGAGAGCCTGACTATTTGCGGTTGCTTCGCGGTTCTCTTCGCGAAGAACGTTTAGTTTCTTGAAGAACTTCATTCACTACCTCCTGATACGGTCGCCCGTGGAGCTTGAATGGCGTCGACAAGTTTGGTAACAGTATCCCCAACAGCAGCATTGTTTGCTGTAGCTTTAGCGAGTACTGAGTTCGTCTCTGTTAGCTTCGCAGCTCTCTCGGACAGTCGTTCATTTGCAGCTTCGGCCGCTACAGCTCTCGCCGTTGCGCTAGACAACATGGACTCATGGAGAGTTTTAGGAACTAGCCAGCCTTTTACAACGCTTACGATAATCAGCACCCCGAAGGACACCGTTATACCCCACGGACCCATTTCGGCTACCCCGGAGGGCAGTATAAAACTATCCATCTGTGCCCCCGTTTGACATGGTTAATCCATCGCCATAGCTCCGAACAGCCAAATATTGGAGTTCGGGTATAGGACGGTAGTCAGTTCCTGAGGGTTGATATCGCGTGTTCCACCACCGCGCGAAATATAAACTCGCATGTTGGTGTCGGCTGCTCCAGCAGTTGCGCCTGTGGCGATATTTCGAATTTCGATTTTAAGCTGAGTAGATCCGGTGGGTGCACTTCCCCCACTAACAGAATACAGGTAATTACCGCCACGACCTGTGAGGTTTACTGCATACTGTGACGAAAGAGGAATGCCGTCATGGTTGATGGTTAGAGTTCCCGCACCGTTGTACGTGATTCCCGTGAAAATGCCATCATAGGAAACCCAGTTGGTTCCATCGAAATATACGTAGTCCGACAGACCTTTAGCAACCTGTGAGATGCGAATTTCCGTATACTGCGGCGTAACGCTGGTCCCCATGATGATACCCTGTTGTGCTAAGGTTTCGTCAGGAACTGCGATAAACATGCCGGTAGTGTTCGCTGCCATCGCAGTGTGAGTAACTCGAATTTTATCACTGTACGTAGTGATGCTATCGATATTTACGGTACGGTGGTTGGAGGCTTCGTCCAATAGCTGGAAATAACCGCTGGCACTACCATCATTTCGAATGACGCCCATGATGAATTCGTATGGATGTCCATCATTTGCTCGGAAATCCACGACCTTATCTACATAAGACCTAGGCGTCGCAGCAGCGCTATCAGTACCCGGATCGGCCACATCAATTCGACCGGCCGAGTTACGCATCGCTAGGGTGCTTGGCGTGGAGTTTACCGTAGCTGCATCCAGTTTAGTTTTATCAGCCTTTAGCATGAGGCCATCAAGAGCCGCAGTAACCTTAGCAATACGAGCGTCGGAAATGGTGCCCGTAGTAATATCGGCACCGTCCCATACCTTACCGTCTACGTAAGCCTTGTTCGCGGCATCAGTAGTTCCCGTTGGAGCTGTTACTCCGAGTCGTCCATCACTGTAGCGCATTGCTAGTGTGGAGCCGGTAGCACCACTCGCGGCGGCATCGAGTTTGGCTTTATCTGCGCTACTCATTAGACCGGATGCGGAACTGGTGGCTGTTGCAGTACCCGCCTTGGTACCGATCGCTGTCGCATTGGCCGCAATCGCCGTCGCATTTGCCGACGCCGTCCATCCAGTCATACTGAATGTTGCGCCGGTCGTACCGTTACCACTCTTTGTAATGATGTCTCCAGTAGGAGATACCACCTGCATACCACTCGTGTAGACCGTATTAGGCTTCCATTTAGGCAGAAGATTTGCGTTATTAGCAGCCATATCTGCAGCAGCTTGAACCACTGTAGGATCTTTAGAAATGTAGTCTGCAACAAGTACCGCAGTCTGCTTATCTTCCTGCCATGTTCCCCAGTTACCCGAGTAGTCTTTAGTTGCTCGCCACCAAGCACGCGGATCGGTACCGGTCTGAGTGATTCGCTGCATCCACCAATCGGAAGTAACAGCGTTACCTGTCTGGAAATTCTCCAAGATAGCGTTGTAACTAATGCCGGGAGGAAGGTTGAACATCCCTGCGATATCGTCTACAGAGATGCGGTGGACACCCGGCACCCTAAAGGTGTTCAGGTTTTGTCCGTTCGGGACGTACCGTTGAGTTGCCCATGCCGGTCCGAAGATATCCGTGAGAGTATCTACGATTTCTGGAGGAAAGTTGAAGTTCGAATCAGTAGCTGCAATTTTGTTATATGTTGGCATTTAAGACCCCAATGTATAGAAACCGGAAGGTGTAGAGGATACAAGACGTGTGCTCGATGGAATCGCATACACACCCTCAACATCAGTAGTTATGAGGTCGGACAAGCCGTCTTGTTTGAGGGTGTAGATACCCGTGGTCGTGTTAGCTACGATTTCCAAGGGTTCGCCTCCAAGTATGAACCAAGATATCAAGGTATCTAAGTCGATGAGTTTTGAGGATCGAGTATTCGACCCGTATAGATATTCCTCGACAGCCCTCATCATACCGATACCGACCTTAGTCGAATCTAGAATAACGTGTGCTGTACGAGCTACCGTATTGTTAATTTGTACTGGTACGGGTCTAGTGGTGAACGACCACGAGAAGTCCATAGGACTAACGTCTGAGCCAAGAGTATTGTTGACTTTTGACGTTGGCGAAGCTAGAAGATTGTAAATGATATGTAGCTTATAGCCATAATTTTCCGACTCTACATCATTACCGATCAATGTTCGATAAGACAGGCCGAATTCTTTTCGTGGCTGAAGATTTATTGAAAAGCCGTCGTAAAGTTCCGCAGTGCCGTCATATTCGGCGAATTCTTCAGGATACATGAAAGCTTCGAGACTGCCTCCAAATTCTTCGGGAGCAGCGACATTTAGGTATTTAATACCGTCTACGTAATATGGCGTAGGTTCCCCACCGGAAAGAGTTTCCGTTATAGTCTTTAGACCATTCCATTCAACTCCATACCCGTTGGATTTGTAAAATACGCCTCGATCAACTCCAGCTTCGAAGAATCGATCGCCTGCGTTATTCCATTTAAGTCGAGTCATTCCGGTCCCTCCTTCCAGTTAGGCATTAGGCTTAACCCTGTGTGTTATACATGGCTTGTCGTTGAGCATTGAGAGCTTGTCGGGAAGCAAGATCATTCTTAGTCAAAGACTTGTTCTTCTCAGGGGGCTTACTCTTCTCATTAGCAACCCTAATCATTGTGATCAATCGATTAAGATGCCATGTTTCAAATGCTTTATCGATATCGTGCGAACTCATCCAAAAGTAGATGATCTCAGCAGTGATGATTTCCCTACGCTTATTGGCGCCGGGGGCTTCTTTTTTATCAGCAAACCATGTAGCGGTCATCTTCGATTCAATGTAGTCATTGATCTTTTGATACTCTTCAGCCGAAAGTCTTTCGAGTACATCAGGGGAAAAATCGGGAGTAAGAATCATAGCTTCGATGTAAGAAAGCGTTTCTTCAGTTGTCTTAGGGTCTGGGCTCAAGAAAGGCTTTTCCCAAATAGACTCCCATTTTGAAAGGGAGACCAGAGAATGCTCTAACTCCAGAGTAACGCCTTCTGTGTAAACGAATTCTTGTTTAGATTCGTCCCATTGTTCGATACCCGGAATGTTTAATGTGAGCATTCTCTGATCTCCTTTCAGTTTGTTAGTTATGCTCCGCCGGTATCCGCAGTGGACTCGAAGAGTGCCACGATGGTTTCGGGCAGGGGGAGCTCTGCAGTTCCGCTAGCGGTGCCGTAGAGCAGGTCCTCAAGCGCAGCAAGATCCGCTGCATCAACCTGAGTCGAGTCGATCGTCAGAAGTGCCGTAGGCTTGAAGCCGGGTACGTCTACCGGACTGGTAGTCAGTTCCCAGCTGAAGGTCAGAGCCTCAGGCGAGTCGTTGATCGTGGTGTAGGCCTTCTCCGTGGGAGCAGCCTGTGCACCGTAGAGCAGGTGCAGCTTGTAACCGGCGTCCGAGGACAGGTCGTTACCAACCTCAGTCCGGTAGGACAGACCGAAGATTTCACGCTTCTGCTGACCGATGCTGACACCCTTGGTGATTTCAGCTGATCCATCGCAAGCGGCGAATTCGGCAGGGTAGGTGAAGGCCTCGACAGTTGCGCTGAGTTCTTCAGCAGAGACGAGGTTTGCGTACACCGTGTTGTCTGCGTACTGCTTGTTAGATTCGGCACCGGAAGGGCTTTCGGTAACAGAGACGAGACCCACCCAAGGGGTAGCCTTGTCGTAAGCACCGTCAACACTGCGACGGTAGAGAACGCCCTTGCTGACACCGGATTCGAAGACCCGATCGCCGGGAGTACCCCATGTAAGTTTAGCCATGGAATGTGGTCCTTTCAGAAGTATAGATTGAATACATCGTGGTAAAGTTTAGCTGCCTCAAAGCGCCTATCGAAAGAGCAAAGAGGTAGATTAGCAATTGCATCTGGAATGGTACTAAGACCATTCCTGTCGATGACAGTTACTTGATAGCGCTTCGAATGACGGTATGGAGTGTTGTCCGCATGAGTAGATTCACGCTTATCTAAGTGATAGATAATGCATGGATACTCCATCATTTCTGCAGACGGTTCCTGAAAGTAGACTTTATTTACTCCCGGAATTCCACTAAGCAACGCTTGGAGCTGTAGCCTTCGGTCCATTGTAAACATCCCCCATTCCTATAATTAGGCGGGGTTTTGCGACTTCGATCGTATCGATTGTCCAATATACTCCCTCAAACTTGATGTACCGCATACGCCTTATATTATTAAACGCATATTTAGTGCCAACAATGCTGATCGAGTTGCTTATGGAAGTATCGGTATTAATCTTGTCGCTTGTACTGGTTCGAAAGTTACTACGGAGGACGTCACCATAGAATTTATGTCCTGTGATGACGTCCTCCGTAATGCCCGGCGCTGTTTCCACGATGTCCCCGAAACCGATTTCACCGTAGAATCGTGCCATTTTGAAGTTTCAGCTACGCGGTGTAGGTGAAGGTCCAGTTACGAGTCGACAGGTCCTTCAGGTAGAAGCCCGACTTCGGCTCGGCAGAGACGTCCGTGGTCTCGTCGATCACGCGGTCGCCCGCAGGAACAACAGAACCGTCGATCAGGTAGTCAACGCCCGTGGTGTTCGGGATCGTCAGCGTGTTAGTCGCGGAGTCGAAGGTCGGAGCCGCAGCAACTGCTTCGGTACCGGCATTCCGACGGATGACCAGAGCCGACTTGGGCTTGGTCAGTGCACCCGACAGGCGGGTTTCCATCAGGTACTTGTACTGGTTGAAGTCGATGTCGAAGTCCTCGAAGGAGGTGATTTCGCCACCCTTCGTGGAACCAACGGTGTAGTCGGTCAGGTTGACGATGATGCCGAGCAGAGTCGAATCTTCGCTCATCGGTTCGACCGGTACGATCTCCTTGACGCGGATAGCTGCTGCCAGAGACTGCTCGGTCTCGTACAAGCGACGGCCCATCTTGTCCTTCAGCAGGAGCATCTCGGTGATGACTGCATCCGTGGTGTAGAACGTCGGGGAGCCGGAGCCGCGGTAGTTGGTGCGCGAGCGAGTGATCTCGTCGATCATCACGCCCGGAGCAACGTTCGCTGCCAGCTGGACTGGGTGAGCGTAGAGCTCGTGGTCGTTGGCGATGGAACGGATACCCGTACCTTCGGTCTGGCCCTGCGGGTCCTTGATCTTGTCGGGGTTGCCGACTGCACGACCGTCGCCGATGAGGATTGCGCGAGCAATTTCCTCGTTCAGCATGAAACGGATCTCCCACTTCAGCCAAGAAACGATGTCGATGTCGGTGATGTCGATGACGTCATCCCGATCGAGCTTCTGCTTCTTGTAGACAGTTGCGGGGCTAGTCGAACGCTGCATCAGCGGAACGACTTCGTCCTTCTTCATGCTACCCTTGACGTAACCCTTGGCTCGAGCTTCCTCGGCGGTCAGGTCAGCAAGGATCGTCTTCACCTTGGCGAAGGGGGAGTGCTTCGTGGCGGACAGAACCTTCTGAACCCACTCGGTCTGCCGAGCGATGAGCTCCGGCGTCTGAGAGGAGACGCGAGCATCCGGGAAGAGGATGTCGATGTTGGTGATGCCGTAGTCAGCGTGTGCCAGCTGGAAGGAGTCGTACGCCTTCTTGAAGGAACCCTTCTCTTTGAAGAGCTCGTTGATCTCGACGACGTCAGAGTGGTTGAGTGTGTAGCGATCTTCGACGGCTTTGCCGCCAGTCGCGCCATTTTCGAATGCAGAGTACTTGCTCATGTTGGCAGAGCCTTCCTGATTGTGCTGGAGTTTTTCAGAATCTTCAGAGTCGGTCGACTCATCGGGGGTGTTGTCGGAGTTGTCGGTCTCGTCGTCAGACTCGTCGTCAGACTCGTCGTTAGACTCGTCGTCATCGGAGTGCTGAACTGAAGACTCTTCAACAGCAACGCCAATCAACATATTTACAATTTCACGCTGAAGAGGCGAAAGTGAGTGGATAACCGCTGGGATATCAACGTTATCCTCACCGGCGTGCTCGAGCGTTTCATCAGAGTCCACGTCTCCGTGTGCCGCAGAATTAGATCCTGCGGCATCGTCGATGATCGCGAAGACCACCTTACGCTGAAGAGGCGTAAGCGAATCGATAACGTCCGCTACAGTAACGTCCGCGGGATCGACTTTGGAGTCGGCTGCGTGGGCGAGCGTGAATTCTTCGCCGGAGTAGATAATGGCCTCACCAATCATGGTGTCCGTGCCATCAGCACTGTGACGAAGATTCACATCCTTGATGTACGCGTCCGGATTAGCACCCCTATAGACGAGACTTACTTCGATGATGTTGCCATGAACAACATCAGCCCCTTCCTGCCTAAGCTTGTTAGCAAAGATTGAAAGAGCTCGCACATCTCCGTGTCGAACGAGTTCTTTAGCGTCGATTGCCGCTGGAGTTTCATTAAAGAAGGCCTCCGTATAGACGCCATCTTCACGCTGGTACAGAAATGCGTGCCCAAGAACATTACTGGGGCTGTCGTGCTGGTGCTGCCACACAAGCTGGACCTTCTGTCCGTCCTGATGCTGGAAAGCACTGTGTTTGATCGTACGACCGTCAGAGCACTCAATATTAAATCGAGTTGCGTATCCTGTAAAGTCGGGAATCATAGTAGCCACTGCTGTCATTTTGAAGGTTCACCTTCCTTTCTATTTCACGTTAGCTGCGATGTTCTTATGTTCCGTATCGGAAGCCGTTTTATACTTCGTATTGAGATCCGTTTTAGCTTTAGCATACGATTGTCGTGCGGTAGCTACTGCAGCTTTCAACTCAGTGCCTACTCGCTGCATTTCAGCACGAGCTTCTGCTCTAACTTTGGTAGCAACCTTATTGTTAGAGACAATCTGCTCGTTTTTCTTACTAATGCGCGCATTCTGTTTATTCAAGTATTCTCGAACAGCAGGACTGGCGTTAGTCGGAATCTCGAAAAGAGGTTCTTGTTTTTCGACATTCAATTTTGCAAGATGCTGATTGAGCTTCTCTTCAATACGCTTTCGGCTAGCCTCGGCAGTACTGCGTAGCTTCTGTAGCTGAGCTTTTTGAGACGTAGTAAGACTTTTAGATTCAGTACGTTTCTTAGCACCAATCTGTTTGTCTGCATACACTCTTGCTTGACGCTGACCTTTGGTTTCAACCTTGCCCGCCTCACGCCCTTTTAGCTCCCGATTCTTCACATAATACTCATGTGCTTTTGCGGGATCTCTAACTTCAGCTTTATCTACCGTCATACGTTCTCACTATCCGCAAGAATCTTATCGGCGCTCTCTTCCAATGCAGCTAGAGTTTCTTCAACCAAGCTATCCTGTTCAGAAGCGTCAGCTTCCGTAGGTGTAGTCGCAGGATCGGTAGTCGCTGCAGGATCGGCAGAGCCCGGCATGTTGGAGTTAAGCAGCATGTCGGACTTAGCTTCATCCGAGGGACTAAATCCAAGACCCGTTCGAATTTCGTTCGGAGTCAAGATCTCGTTCCTAGAGAATGCGTCGATAAGAGTTCCTAGGTCGGCAAGACTGATGTCCTTGAACGGATCTTTGAAGAATCTAATCGCCTGCCCCTGAGCCCTAGCAGTCTTAGACAGGAACTTTCGTTCAATTGCCTGTGCGATTGCCGTGATAATTGGCTCAACAGTCCGATTGTGGTAATTCTTCATAGCCTTTTCATCGGCATCGCCGTCGAAGACGCTTTTAGGAATACCGAGTTGCGAATATAGCTGCTTGGTTAGAAATTCTACCTGAGCCAGCATATTATTCTCGGCAGGTCGATTCAGCTGAGTAATCTTTTCTGTAGCATCGGCATAAGCGACGCCATACTTAGAATTATACAGCTGGTCTTCCATGTCCTGCCTACGAGCAGCAGCTTGAGCTTTACGCGAATCAGATTTAACGACATACGGAAGCTGAATAATGATGTCTAGTTTACCGGAACCGGCCTGTTCATCAATCGCGTCAAGGATTCCCAACTTACGGGTAAGTCGTCTGAGAGTCGACACCTCGTCGTTCATGACTGCATATAGCGGATTCTCGACAATAGCTACCTGTCGCTTAGGAAGCGTCAATTCGTCTTTTCTGCCGGTCTTCTGATTATAAATCAGTACACGAACGTGTTCGGGTAGCCAAGCCACAATTTCACCGACACGTAGCGTTTCGATATCGTACGACATTGAGATTGCCGGATCTTTATCGGCTTCCATAA